AAGGGTGACACGCGCACAGGGATCTCACGCTCACTAAGCCAGTTAGCCCACCCGAGCAGTTCCTTGAAGACCGCTGCCATAGTCGAGCTGCGGTCCTCAACCTCCTCTCCATCGAGGACAGAACGGACAGTATTGGAAACCAGCCTCGCGAGGTCTATACCGTCAGCGTCCTCACAGAGAGTATTTAAGGTTTCCTCGGCATCACTTTCACCTTCGCCCTGGTCAGGAATTGTCGCAGCGACCTTTGCAGCCTCTTGAACTTTGTCGATCGGAATGAATTTGCCTAGGCAGGCAAAGACTGCCTCCTTGTCCTTGGCCCCATAAAAAAGGTTTGGGATCGTCGTAGCCCGCACATCGGATCCAGGGATCTGGCTATAGATCTGTTGAGTGAGAAACTTGTAGGTTTTCGGATCTACGATCGGAGACTCGAGACCAAAGACGAGTCTGAACCTCGGCCAAGCCTCTGTGGTTGAAGGAGAGTAGTAACCAACAGTTAAATATTTTTTACAGATATCGAGCTCTAAGGCTTCCTCTACAGTTAATTCTTGCTTCTGTACTTTATTGCCTTCCTTATCTTTATGATCTGCTTGATTATCTATATCAACAATAATTAAGCCCGCTTTAATTACTCCGGTACCTTTGGAGTTCCTCTGCCCGTTTATGAGATGCCAAGCGCAGAGACCATGACTATCTCCAACATGACCTGCAATTTCCGAAGCCTCAAGTTCGGAAGCAATCCAGTTCGAGTTAAAGGCAGAGAAGTTTCCCCCGGACGCTATCTTGCCTGTCTCAGGATGGAGATGCTTTGCGACTACCTCATTTACAGAGCAGATGAACTTCATGGTGTGTCGCGGGGTGCCTCCAGTATGCCTGAAATGTCATCAAGCAATCTGAAGAGAAGCTGAAGAAGCCCCTCTCAGACTGCGTTTTCGAGGTCTGCAGATTCTACTTTGAACCCTTGGCCTCGTAGTACTGCCTCACAACTTGGAACCAATTTTCTTCGTCTTTCTCGACTTCTTCTGGTCCAAAAGTAAAGATCTGTGTGTTGAACTCCTCTATAGCTGTAGTAACGATAATTTGCGTCTTATCAATCTTAATTCCTAAACAAGCTTCCGCCGCTGCTTTATACGCTGCTAGTTGAAGTTTTGTCTTCTTAGTTTTAAACACACCAGAGATTAAAGCCTTCCTCGTTTTTTCGTCGACTTTTGCGTCTTTGCGTGGGAACCTGGCTGAGTAAGGACCGTTGCTCGTCTTGAAGTCAGCCAAAATAATTTCAGCATTTTGATTCATATAGATCAGGTCACAGCACCCGGCGTAACCATATCCGGTCTTTTCGTCGTAGTAGTGGATTCGCCCGACGCCATCGTCTCCTACATAGGATGACCAACGCGGTTGGTTGAAGGGTTTTTCAGACCACAGAACACGCCCACCGCTCACGAGCTCATCTAGAAGCTCGGGCATACCGTTCCAATAGGGACTGTATCTTTCAGGTGGGACGACCTTTAAACCCAGCAGGTAGTTTTCAACACTCGAGTGGATCCAAGTTCCTCTTTCGGCAGCCTGATCAGCTACCCCAGGGTTCATCAGATTCCAATGCGCCAATTTTTTACGCGTTTCTTCTGTCTGCGTGGCACTAAGGATTGAAGTTACCGAAGGAAGAGGTACAGGAACTCCATTGCAAATGTAGTGCCTTAAGCCGTTAACTGTAACGCGGGTATCGGACACAAGATACGTGTCAATTCCTGCCTAGCTTAGAACAAATCTGTAATTCCAGTTCCTTCTTCGTCGTCCTCATCTTCCTCCTGATCAATAAAGAATTCCTGTTTCTGATATTGATACTCTCTGTTACGTTGATCGATCTCGCTCATTAAGCACAAGGCTGCGGAGAAACCTTCTATAGTTATTTCTGCGCACTCCTCTGGTGATCGTGCTTGTCCTTGGTAGTCCACGCACTCTGTAAGCAACTGCTGGCCTACAAGTAATGCCGTAATCTTGTCTAACTTAGAATTTTGCTCGATCTGGAGTTGCACTAACTGCTCTAAGAATGCACCGAGACGCTTGGTCACTTTCGAAGATTTTTTGGATGCGCCCAGCCTACTTCGAAATCGATAAACGTACTGCAGCGAGCTGCGCCAGGTCGTTTAAATACAAACCACGCTGATGTCACAGAATCTTTTAGTTGCTTACCATCTGCACGGAATGCAGGGCGCGGCGACAAAATCTTCATGTTTACTAACGAGGACTCATTTAAAAACGCTTCACGATTCCGCGTGGGCTCAAGGAAGGTCAGTCGGTCGAGGATGATCAGACCTTCTTTAGCTATGTCAATTCCGTACTCTGTAATCCAAGGAGTGTACTGAGGTGTTCCTTGTGTTATAGCTATTACCCAGTCGATTGTGCCTCTATATTTTTCCCACCACTCTGGGTCCTGCAGGTTGGATTCCTCCCTGTTGGTGACGATTTCGGTTATCCCTGCTTCGGCTATTTGCTTTGCAAGCTGCCCTTGAAAGTCGGACGGAAGTAGAATTGATCCATTACCCCAAGAGCTTCTGGCGATCGGGGAGAAAACAAATTTAGGAACCTGATAAAACGTCATGGAAGCGGATACCGTTCTAGATAAGTTGAAGTCTCATCTTTCAGTTGAGCAGTCCTTCGCACACCGTGTGTTTTTGGACAGTGTCAAGCAACTTAGTGAGCGAGAGATAGATGAGTACTTAGGTCTCATGTACGCAAGCTATCTTATCAGGGGAAAACTGCTCGAAAATATTGTGACTTATTGCGTCACGAACGACATAGATCTGCCTAGCTTCGGCGATCTGATTGATATGTAATAAAAAAAAGGGCTCCTCTCGGAACCCTTCGAAGCGAATTGAACGTTAGGCGTCAGATCTCGAGACCGGCAGCTTTGAGAGCTGCTTTTTGCTCTTCCGATAACTCCTTACTGGTAGTCTCCTTCTTTGCAGCAGGAGGTTCTTTGGTCGCCTTAGCTCCAGGTTCGCCTGCTGAGGGAGGGAGAGATTGAAGCGAAGCAGGTGCTTGCCCCTCTAGTCTCTTGGGATTCGCGTCAATAAAAGCTTCTTTGATTGCCGCGTGGTCCTCTCCCAGAGGTAGCTCGACCAGATTCGCACCGGAGATACTACTGCGAAGAGCACTTGATACCAACTCTCCTCCATCGCTTTCGAGCCAAGCTCCAATATCTTCGATGAGTTTTTTCTCATCGTCGTTTTGAGCTGGGCGATCCTTGAACTCGAGGACGTTGTAGTTGATCTTTGCACCATCCGCACCAGTGACCGGATCCCGTTCGTTAAAGGATTTCTGCGCAAACTTAGTCGAGGTGATGATCTCGCCTACGTTAATACGATTGTTGTAGAGCGTTTGGAAGTACGAGATAAAGTTCTTCTGACTCGACTTGCCACTAATAATGCTTGTACAGACACAGCGTGGCGGAAGAAGACGATGAGAAGGTGTAACGCCAATGTAACTAATACGAATAAACTCTTCATGCGACCGCATGCCGAGGTTACCGAAATACGGCGTAAACCCAAGAAGGATGAATTCAATGGGTATACCGTTGTCGTTTGAGTCAGTGATGGCCGCGTCAGGATCATTATCGGATTTCCAGCGACGCGCTTGAAGATCGATACGGAGCGTGTGCGGCGGGACCTGACAGAGGATTTCATCAGCCGAAAATTTGCCAGCAATAAATACCATGGTTAATCAGAGCGAAAAGTCGAGAGAACCGAGAGCAGCAGTTGAAACACGTCCTTTTTCAGGATCAGCGGCTTTCTTAGGAGCAGACCGCGTCGAACGAGGGAGATACAGGATCTTATCCACCCCGTAATTCAGGAACACACGCTCTTCTTTTTCCGAAGTGCTCACGCGCCCGACAGCGATTGTCGGTGTTCCTGGGGGAAGTTCAGCCAATTGTCCGGATAGTTCATTCCAGCAGCTGAGCTTCATCCAGCTTGTTTCTTGTTTTTCGTCTTGCCAAGCAAGCGAACGGTTAGTGACAGTGTTGTCAGCCAGTTGAGTTTCCTCGGTCTTAGGACCTAGACCACCCGTGGCGACAAATAGGTTGACTGCTAGAAGGTCATCCCAGTTTTCCTTCCTCACAACCAGCATGGGTTGCATCTTCAGTACGCCATCCGGATCCGCCTTCGTCGGTCCAATGGCAAAGAAGGTTTCTCCTTCCTGGACTTCTTTGAGAAGTTTGCCGACGTAGTGATCTGCCTTTTGAACAAGGCAGACCTTGGTGGCAACTTTCTTTTCGGTAGCTGGGAGCGACTCAGCTGTCAGTGAAACGGTTTCCTCTTCGAGGAGGGCGTCGCTGGAAGCTCGCAACCCAAGAACAAAGACGTTCATTTGTTGAGGATTCGGTAGATCGTTGATCTGTGTACTTTGAGGACCTTGGCGATCTCCTTTACAGGAACGCCTTGGCTGCTGAAGGCTAGCGCCAAATTCATGTCTGCGCCACTTAATTTCGATGCTCTTGTTGCTTTGTATTTATTGTGGTATGGATTCACACACATCTTATTTCCGCACAAGGGAGACACGACTTCTTCTCTTGTTATGTCTAAGTAGTCCAACACTACTGGTCTTACATAGAAGCGGTTGTTGAGCATGTAAGTCACAGGCACTCCGTTGACGGAACCCTCTTCCCAAAGCTCGCACGTCTTGTGATCGAACTCGTTGTATGCAAGTTTTTTAAACAGTCTGCTGAGACCTGTCTCCTTGGCCTCCTCGTATAAGAGTTCGAACCTGTCTGCACGTAGAGCTCTGGCTATGTCCCTGGATTGAGCCTGCGCGTGGCCAGCATCGTTTGCGGTTATGGCTAATACTGTCTTAGTTTTATTTTTCTCTAGTGTTATGGAATACTGTGTATGCACTTCCTGTCTTAGTCCCTTGGGCTGAAGTGTACATAAAAAAAGCCCCGCATTCGCGGAGCCTTTGCTTTTATTTTTAATCCTCAGCTTTTGAGGAAGGCTTCGTAGTACTGACGGAACGGATCGCTTTCGTCTGCGGGGATCCCAGCGCGGTAGCCGCCTTTATACTCCTGGCTCTTTCCGTAGAACGGTTCACCTAATTCGGTAATACGGTTCTCGATGTTACCGATCCGTTCGAGGTTGGTTTGAGCTCCACCCGGACGATAGTAAGCTTTGCCTTCAAGGATCCGACGACCAAAGTCTGCGGGGTCATAGAACTGACCCATCTGCTCAGGCGTGGTGTACAGACCTTCGACAAAGCTCTGATAACCCTGGGTCGCAGAGAGATCCTGACTCATCGGAGCGATACCTTTATCGCCTTTCGAGTAAGGTTCGTAACCGGCTGCGCGGGCAGCGCCGTAGAAGCGGCTGACGTCTTGACCG